GAAGTTGGATAATTTGAAGGCAAAAAATCAGTATCCATTTCAAATTTTTGATAAACTTTCATCCCAGATAATCCATCCATTGTTAATGACATATTAAATGGTAAAAATCCCATATTTGGAGAAGAGGCGTTACTGCCCCTAGAGGCAGAAGCCTGTCTATATTCTATAAGTTGAGTTTGTAATGAAGAAAAATTATTAATAGATGTTTCATCCCATGTTGGTTTGGTGGGCCCATCTGGGTTGCTGTTTTTAAAAGAGCTAAGTTTTCTTTTAAACTCTTCATATGCTGCTAATGATTCTTTATATTTTTGTTCAAGTGTGAGATTTTCTCTATCTTTACTTCCAGGAGAACTAATGTTTTCTTTTGTTCTATCTGTTAACCCAGCATTCATTCTGGATAAGGCGGTTGCATCCGCACCTAGGACATATCCTTGTGCTGTTGATCCTATAGTAATTAAAGTAGAAAAATTATGAGGAATTTGGGTTGTGAAGTTTATATCTTTTAAAAATGTGCTTCCGGTGTTTGGGTATGATTTGTATGTTAAAAACTTGGCAGTTTCAACAGGAATATCAAGATTATTTAATAATATAGTTTTATCTTTTCCGGGTATAGAAGATTCATCTATAATTTTACAGATATTAGTATCAGGATCTATTCTTATATCTAATCGATTTACATGGCCTGTAACTTGGTTCCATCTAGTACATAAATTTCTTACTAGATCTAATATAGATACTTCTCCAGTGTCAGCAGATATTAAATTGGCTATAGTATTACTAATGTAATCCATATTAAAATATGCATTCATTATCTTCCCATAAGAAAAAGTTGTTCCTTTTTTAATTTCAAATTCTTCTGCGCTTTCACTAAAAGTTTGTGTTCCGTATCCTGTTTCAAAGATTCTTTTAAAAGTGCATACTCTAGGATCCGCACTTATTTGATATGCATCTAGGTAAATTAAGTTAGTTTCAGGATTAGTATCAAATCTAATTAATCTATTATTAGTATCATTATCAACATATGGGATTAAATTTTCTTCCATCCAATCTAAAAAGTAACCTAATCTAATATAATATTGATTATCTTCTGTATTGGAATAAGCTTGGCTAAAACTATTTACTTGGCTGTTATTAGAATTTACTCTCATCCCATTATTCATTTGAAAAAGAATAGGTAGGTTGTTTATTTCTTTTTTTAGATTAAAAAATAATCTATCTATTTCATTAGAAATTTTAGTAGGCTCAATAGTTTCTAAAGGTTTTAAAGGAATTTGTGTTGATTCTTGTTTAGCTCCTGGTGGGTTGTAGGAAAATGTGGGGCTTGTTGTGTTTGCTGCTGATTGCAAAGGAATACCAGTGGTTTGTAATTTACCTTCACCGTCCCCCAATAAAATATTAGCTTTTAATGATTCAATTACATCTCCTAAACTTCGTAAAATTAAAGTAATATCGTATGTGCCGTCTCGATTATATTTCCAATTAAAATTTACTACCTTCCCAGCAATAGCATCATAATTTCCATTTGATTTTAATCTATTATCTTGAATAGTATCAAGAATCTTATTATATTTAAGCTTTCCCTCTAAAAAACTAGGGTAAATACCAAAAGGATTATCGTTAACAAAAGCTCCACTATTAGGAAAATATGAAGCATGCCCCCACTCTAGTAACATAATAAATCCTAATCTTAAATAAAGTATATCTATTATATCAAACTGAGTTCTATTGTTTGCGGTAATTTGGATTGTAGCTTCTTTGAGGGAACCTATAGTTAATGTTTTTATTTGGGCTGATTTAATACCGGGCATTGGTTTAATACCAAATTCTAGTCCTCCTATACCGTATGCTTCTGTATTAAAAGCATTATTATATAAAGCATCAAAATTAGTTCCTTGTGCTCCTGATACTCCCCCAAATAAAACATATTTTTTTGCTAATTCATTGTTTTTTAAATTCGCAGGAAAATCTCTAATTTCTGTATTTGCTTTTATATCAACAGAAGAAGCTAATCTAACCCACCCAGTGTTTGCATTTAGATATTGCAGTTGTTCATTGGTTCTATTTATAGTACCATAAATCTTCTGTCTTGTATCTACTTGTTCTCTGATTTCTCGAGCAAAACCTTCTCCTACTATATTAGACATAATTTAAGAGTTTATTAGCGCAAAATTTCTTATTACTTCACCATAGTTAGCTGGTATTCTGATTTGGAGACCTTCGGGTATTACTAAAGTGCTTTGATTGAATTTATCTGGATTAGCTATAGATATAATCCACCAAAGTGAGCTGTCTTGGTAATATTGTGTTGCTAAGGTATCAAAACGGTCTCCTTGAGTTGTATAAACATATATGTCATTATACGACAATGGCACTTCAGGATAACGAGAAGTGACATACACTTGTTTGCCTTCTATTTTTGTTTTGGGGATGTTTTGGTAGCGGTTCATATTAATTGTTAAAAACCGGAGAAGTGGTTCTACGGAATAGATCTGTAGAGTTAAATGGGATTGATTTTTTAGGAAGAATTGCTGTCTCAGTTTGGGAAATCAGGGGAGTATTTAAAGAAGGAGCAAGAGAAATTGCAGAAAAACTGCTACTATTGGGGGAGCCATCATTATATGAATTTCCACTAGAATTTTCTAGTGCAATAAAAGGAGCACCAAATTGTGGTCTTTGTTTGTATATTGGTATAAAGGAGAATCCACTAACTTTCATGATATGAGGCATTTCTCTTATTGAATTGTCTGTTTCTCCTTCATCATTGATTCCTATTTCCCAAGGTGATTCTTGTGGAACATCGTATGTCAATTGGGTAATAATACCCGGTTGTTCATATAGATAGCCCCCTACAGTTAATTGGGCTAATATCCCTCTCATATATCCGTTAGGACTATAATCTCCGGCTAATGAAGAAGCTAAGAGATTTAGTTTTTTATACATTGGAATAAGTTCTTCTTTTGATTGAGCGGCTACTGTCCAAGATAATGAAACAGTTCTAGTAAACCCATTATAATTATAAAAATTTTCACTTCTTCCTAAGTATTGGTTAGGGGTCCAAGTTGCATTATATGAATCGTTCATTGAATCCAAAAATGCTCTAAAATGTATAAATGTTTTAAAACTAGGATTATTATTATCTATAAGGGCTACTCTAAATTGAACTAAATCGTTTGTTTCAGGGGTGGTATCAGCTGATCCGTTATAGTAGGGTAAACGAGAATTTATTCTGTCTATAGGGCCAATACCTGATCCGTTAGTATAAGAAACTAAATTTTTTCCGGCAGCATAACCTGGTCCTTGTCTGGTTTTGGTTCCTCCAATATTTACTTTAGATTCTAGATTATTTTCATTATAATCAGGGGCTTTAGTTACATTAGTTTGGTTTCTAAGTTGTTTTCTAAAGTCTTGAAGAATAGGAGATGATGGGCGAGTATTGTTAGAGGATTGTTCTGCGATTTGTTTAAAATCAAGAACATTAGTATTTTGAGGGAATAACTGTGTATTAATTTGAACTTGGTTTGTTCGTACATCTTGTCCGCTACCATTTCCTCTAGCAAATTTTATAAGTGTTTGTCCTACTCCTAATGTAGATCCTGGTCCTCCAGAATATTGCAATATGTTAACTATATCTTCATTAAGATATTGTTTAGTATACCATAAATTAGTTAACCTGTTTGCAAATTCTCCGGCAAGTGTTGTAGTAGTAGTGCCTATTCCTTGTTGAAGGTTACTTATTGTTTCGAGCAATTGGGCATTGCGATCATTGCTAGATCCTATTGTTGGATTAAAGGTACTAGATAAAAAAAATGTATTTACACTTGCTTTATTAGACTCAACAACTTTATTAAAGTATAAATTTGGGTTTGTTGAAAATACTCCTGTACTAGCAAAAGGATTACCTTGTTTATTTAAATGTGTTCCTAAAGCAATCACACCAGCTTGTGCTAGCGTTGATAAAGGATTGTATGCTCCTTCATTAAATAATTTAGGTGCTTGTTTTGTTCCTCCTTGAGCGGGGGATGCAGTACGAGACAGTAAATTTTGTTTAGTGGTAAATAATACACCACTTGTTGTTTTAAAATATTTATTTAATCTCAAAACATCAACCCCCGAATCTATTAATGCTCTAGGGCCCCCCCTAAGAAGATAGTCTTGAGCTAATGCCCCTCCTAAAGTCGATGTCCCATCAGGAATAGGAGTTTGTATGAACGGTTGTCCACTACTTCCTCCATCAAACCTGTCTCTCCCATATTTAAGGGATTTAAGATCTGTTTTAAGATCAATTAAAGGCATTATCTTCTAGGAAGTGTATCTAAATATTTTTTAGGAGTTTGACCATTTAAATCTAGTTGAGATGGTTCTGGTCTAGATCTTAGGAATGGTACACCGTTTATAGAATATGTGCTGTGTAGTCTAGATTGATCTGTTGAACCTATTGGGATTAATGGGGTAACTCCATCAAATCCACTTAATGTAGATCCGTCGGTTAATAGTTTATTTAATAGTGCCATAGTGTTTTTTGTTTATAAATATTAAAAGATTATGTTTTAGTTGTAGCCATATTTTGAGCAGTACCTACTTTATTAGAGTCAAGATAGGCGTTTGCTGTAATTCCTTTTTCTAATTGTTGATTTAATTTATTAATAGTATTTATAAGTTCCTTTTGTTCAGCCATCTCTCTGTTTCCTTTTTGCATAGCAGCAAACCCCATTATATCTTCTTCAGAATACATTTGACCACTTTTTGTTACTTTAATATTTTCATTATTTATTAAAGCTGTTTTTGACATTATGTTTTTAGGCTTATTATAATAAAGTTTTTGATGTTCTTGAAAGGAATAACTATCCTCATATCTTTTAGTTTCAAGCTTTTTATATCTCTCAAGTTTTTCTTCTTTAGAATCTAGTCCAAAAAGAAATATACTAGTTAAACTTCTACCACTTTCTATAGCTTTAATAAATCTTTCAAGCCCGTCAGCAAATTTATCCAGCCTTTCCCCAGTAAATACATCACTGAATATCTCTTTGGCTCTTTCTAGCATAACATTAAATTTTTCTTGTATACTAACTGATTTTTCAGCGTCTTCTAAAGCTTTTCCGGTTAATATTCCTTTTTCAATAGCTGCTATTCTAGCTTCCTCGTTCATAGCTTCTGCTATTTTTTTCGCGTCTCCTGTTGCTTCAGCAATTTCCCTTGCTTTTTTAGCAGCTTCTCGTTTTAATTCTAAATCTCGACCACCTAATTTTTCTATTACTTTAGCATCATATAAGGCTTTACCTAATTCTTCAGCTTGCATTCCTAAAGTTTTAGCTATAGCCTCCTGTTGAATTCTATTCATTCTACTAAAGCTTTCAATAGTAATTCCTTGTGCTGCTATCTCTTTAGTTACACCAGCAATATCATTATTTAATGCAAATAAACGAGCTCGTTCTAAATTAATATCTTTTCCAAGCAATAATTCTGCTTCTAGTTCAGCTGAAATTGATTCTTCAAAATTTAATAAAGATCCTGCTACTTTATTAACTTGATCTAAACTAAGTCCTAATTTTTTAGCTTCTAAAATAGCATTGGTTAGGGCGGGTATATTTCCTCTAAAATTAACTAAAATTAATTTGCTAGTATTTTGAATTTCTTTAAGAGTTTGAGCACCACTTGCCAATAATTTATTTTCATTAGCAAAAGCAGCTACTTGGTCATATACAATATCCACACCTTTGCTAGCTTCTGTATTGTTTGCTGCAAATAATCCTTGAAGTTGGTTAGCTTCTTCTACTTGTAATCCTAAGTTTTTAGTTAAAATTATTTGTGTTTCTATTTGATCTTTAGTAGCTACTCCTATGAACCCAGTAGCAGTAGATACCTGATTAAAGGCTTCAACTATATTTGTTGTAGTTCCATAAACCGTATCTAAAGATCCTTTTAAATTAGTTAAATTACTATATACATCAGCAGCTGCATCTTTACTTATACTTAGATTTTTAGCAAGACTTGTTACTCTTGCGTCACCAGCGAACATTGCATCTTTAACAAGTTTAAGTATTTCTATTACTGCTCCTATCCATCCCCCTCCTTTAAAGAAATTACTAAAAGACGCTCCAGCAGATTTCATACCAGCATTCAAACCGGCCATCATTGAACTTGATGTTTTACTAGTAGCCTGATATGTTCTGAGTAAATTAGCGGCTGTTGCTCCTGTATTTTTTCCTGTAATTTCAGATAGTCCTAGTTCTTTAAGTTTTTCTGCTGTTAGTCCTCTTCCTGTTTTTAATTGGGCTTCAGTAAGTTCAGTAATATTTTTTTGGTTTGCTTCTATTTTAGCATTATCTAGCACCTGTTGTCGTGCAGCTTTTGCAGCGGCTTCAAAAGGGCTAGAGAATTTTCTTAAGCCCGGTATATCTTTTACTACTTCAGCTATCTTAGAAAAGAAAATGGTAGATTTATCTAATTTAGAAGAATCTTCAACTATATCACCAAATATTCCTGCTAATTCTCTAGCTTTATCCCTTGCTTCGCTTAAATTTTTAGCTTGTTGAAGTATACTTGAATTAATTTTACCATTTTTATCTGTTGATTTTTCATATAATAAATCAATCTGGGCATTTAGGTTTCGAACAATATTTAGTTGTTTGGTTTGTTCTTTTAATGCGTCTGCTGTTCCTTTTGTGCTAGATTTGGCTTGTTCTTGTAATTTAGCTACTTGATTTATTGATCCTTCTATATTACCGAAAGTTTTTTCAAGACTTTTTAATATATCTTTATTTTCAGTGCTGCTTTTATTAATACGTTTAAAAGAGGCTTCAATTTCTCCCAACTCAAACCTAATTGTTTGAGCTCTTTTTACAGCTTCATTATTTAATCCTGAAAATGGTTCTTCTGCCATTAGAATATTTTATTATAAATATTAAAAGGCACTACTTTTTACGTAATGCCTTTGTAACATAAGTGGGCGGCTTAATTTTTTTATTTTTAACAGCTTCTTTTACTGCTTCACCCTGTACCCAAGAATCTTCATTTTCGTTCGTTTTAGGAGTATGCCATTCTTTTAGTTTATCAAATGTATATTTACGAAGCCACAACGGCATGTTATATACAGTTTCCCAACTATACCCCCCTTGACCGTGAAATACTATTTCGTGTATTTGGTTAAATATACTTAACCTATATTGTGGTATTATATCAGAGGTCAGGCCAAAAAAAGTTAAGACTAATTGGTATGTCGATGTCCTCCTCTACACCATTCACCATAACTTTGGTTTTTAAATTAACATCTGGGGATGTGTCTTTGATGAAATTTCTAAGTGCTCTAGAATCGCGAGCTAGTAAGTGGTTTTCAACAAAATCTTTAATATCGTTTTTATTTGTAGACCCGTTAATAGATACAATTTGATGTTTTAGTCGAGTTGTAATTTCAGGAGAAGAATCTTTATTGATTTTCTTTAATCCATTAACTTCTTGCTCTATTATTTCTGTATCTTTATCTGTAAGGAATTTAACTTCTACTTCAGCACCTGATGTTGGTAGGGTAAATTTAAGAGTACCTCTAGGTGTAATAGCATCTTCATCAAATGGTTTATTTTCTAAAGTGGATAAATCTATTTCGTACGGTTTTCCGTCTACAGTAAATGAATATTCTTTACCGTAACCTAAAATACGAGACGCTACAAGCAAGGCGTTTTTATCACCTGTTATTAGTTCTTTAAGATTAATTTTATTCAGAGTAAGAGATTCTAGTAATTTATCTAACACTATACCTTTGCTAATATAGTTTTGGTTTGTTAGAATATCTTCCTCTTTTGCGGTCATGTATTTCATTTCTACTTTGCCACTGCGAAGAGGGTGGCCTTCAGGATATACTAATCCTTTTGAAGGTAAATCGACTATTTCTGTTGGGAAATTTAATTCGGCCATAATTTTTATTTAGTGTAACTTTGTTGATTATAAATATTGTAGATCTAAGAAAAAATCTAAGAAAGTGAATATTTTTCTTTTATTCGTTCATAAAATTCAGGACATTCAGGAGCATATTTTTTAAGTAATTTTAAATAATATTGGTGTTTATATTCCTCATTGTCTGTTGTTTCGTAGATAATTAAATCTCTTAGTTTAGCAGCCATCTCATAACGTTCTCTTACAACACAATCATCTAAACGATCTTGCATTATTTTTATTAAATTGTTTTGTTTCATAACTTATTTTTATTAAATATAAGAAAAAAGCTTGGATAGCCAAGCTCTTATTTAAGATTTATTTATTAAATGCGGCTATATTTCCATAAATCATAATCAAAATCTGGGTCGTCATAATGAAAATCTGGGTCGTACTCTCCCATTTCATTTTTAAATGATTCTAGAGTTTTTTCTAGTGCCTTAACCACTAGGTATAATTCTTTTTCATCATTAGATAAATTATTTATAATAAAATTACGAATAGCATCAGGCCATTGTGGAGTGTCAACTGCTTCATTAACAATTCCTGCAAGTTTTTGCATTTTTTTGAATTCTTCGTTTAATTGTTTTTCCATTTTGTTTATTGTTTTATTATAAATATTATAAGGGGAAAGTTCTTTAATTGGATTCTTTATCCTTTTATAACTTGTTTTGATGTTAATTTGTTTTCTAACTTATCTAATCGAGAATCAAGTTGCCTGTGAATCTCTTGAACTTCATGATCAATACGTCTTTCAGTATTATCAATCCGTTGGTGTAAATCTCTTGTTTCGTTTTCAAGAGAACGTTCTGAATGTTGTGTTTTTGATTTTATGGAATTAATTATTTTAATTACAAAAAATGCAGCCACAACCTCAGCAATTACTAAGACTGTAACCATACCTAATACAAAATAAAATGTTGTCATAATTTTTTTAATTTAAATTGTTGAATAATATTAAAGAACTTTCCCTTATAATGCGATAATATAAAAAAAGAGCTTGGGGTTGCCAAGCTCTCTTTAAAAAATATGTAATTGATTTTTAGAAATTCAATACGCAGTAATCAGGTTGAACAGTTAATGAAATGTTTATTGCGGTATCAACTGTATCCCAACTGTAATCGCCAAAATTAGCAGTAGTAATCATAGCGCCTTTAATGATCCATTCAGATACAATATCACCTACAGGGCCTAATACATCAAATGTTAAATCTTTTTTATAGAAATCAGAATAGCCGTCTCTACCAGTTACAGATTCGTGATGTAAACGTACCCACTCCATTACTGCTTGTGCACCAGAAGGAGTGATAGGATCAAATAAAGTAAATGTGATAGGGCCCCAAGTAGTTTTACCTTTAACATAACGTTGTACGTTAATATGGTTTAAAACTACTGAACCTTGGGTTAAATTCACATTACTTACACCTTTAATTTCATAAGCAGGGATACCATCAATATACATGATGAATCGATTGGCCTGTTTTGGTTCAAAGGCTGTGAAAAATATTTCGTTTGGATCTAATACTGCCATGTTATATTATTTTATTATAAATATTATATTTTTAAAAATTTACGCAGGGAAAGTTGCGCCAGTTGGAGTAATGTTGAAGTCAAGGTAAATAAATTCAGCAGTTTTGGTTGGTTGAAGATAAATTTGACCTACCATCTGATTTCTATCTACTACATCTGGAGTGTTGTTTGAATCGTCCATTACTACCTTAAATGCATATAATCCTTGGCGTTGTTGTACTGATTCGAGATATGGGTTTACTTGGCTTAAGAATGCATTTCTTGTTGCAATTGTATTTTGTTCAAATACTAAATTGTTTGCTACTTGAGAAATGTAAGACTTAAGAGCAATCAATAATCTACGAACGTTTACACGATCAAGAGCAGATGCTGCTGTTTGTAATGTTTTTTGTCCGTATACTACAACACCTTGACCAGGGAATGTAGCAATTGGGTTAACTTTATTGCTATATAATGTATCTCTATCTGATTGAGATAATTTACGTTCTGCCCTAATTACTCCTGCCAATCCACCTCTGTTAATACCGGCTGGGGCAAACCAAGGCTCGGCAACATTGTCGTTAAAGGCGTACACACCACCAATTAAGGTAGAAGCGGGAACCCAAACAAATTGGCCAGTATCAGGATCAATTACTTGCAACCAAGGCCAATATGAAGCAGCGTATGATGTGTTTCTACTTAAAGCTTGAGTAGTAATTGTGGATACAAGTTGATTATATGGTACTAAATCAAGTACATAAATATTATCTCCTCTATTTTGTGTATTGGATATAATACTAGTTACTTGAGATGATTGTAATGAATTAAATAGGCCTGGGGTTAGTAATACATTAAATCTATAATCGTCTTGGTTAGACAATAAATTAATCATATTACCATAGCTGGCACTTGGAATACCTTGTGATCTGTTACCATCTGTAATAGCACTATAGTATTGACCATTAGTAGATACAGACCCAATAGCTCCAGTAAATGAACCACTAGCATTAATAGGTATAGAACTAGTAAATTGGGCTTTTGCTATTCCGTTATTGTCAAAATAACTCGGGGTTGGGTTATTAACAGCACTTACATAAACGTATCTTGAGTTATTTGGGTAAGAACCAGTTACATCTAAATAATAGCTAGTTCCGGATGAAGCAAAATTTAATGCTTGATCACCAATTACTCTAGATACAAAATTAGGAGCTAACGGGTCCATAGACAAATTAGTCCATGTTTCTAATACAATAGGAGTATTGGCATTATCGTTTCCTTGTCTAATTAATAGATCAAAAGTACCAGAAGATGTATTAGAGTTTACAACTTGCCATCTTACATTATCTGCAGAACCACTTAATAATGAACCAGATGCATCTAAACTAGAGCTATTGTTCATTATAATACCCTCAGAAATAGTTTTTAATACTAAAGCAGGTTGAGTAGTTGCTTGAGTACTACTACTAATAGCAGTACTAGTTGCTTCAGAAAAAGTACCACTTACTACTCTTGCTACCAATAATGTTTCACCACCATTGTTGAAATAGTTGTAAGCGGCGATTGAAGTGAAATATGTATAAACCTGTCCACCTGTTACAAATGTTGCTCCAAATTTATTTAAATAATCGGAATACGATGTAACGATAGTAGGTACTTCAACGGGTCCTTTAACTGTGGGGCCTATAATTGCGGCACCTACTGTTACAGGTTGTTGGGTAATAAACGATTGATCATTTTCTCTTGCTAAAACGCCCGGAGATATTAAAGTTTCTGCCATGTTTATATAGTTTTTTGTTGACTATAAATATGGCAGGGTTTCGTAAAAATTAATTCTCTGTACTAGAAGGAATAAATTCTCCTGTTTCTGGGTTTATAGAGCCAATTCCGTATTTATTTGTAATTGTTTGGACAAATTCTTGTTCTTGTTTTTGAAGATCTGTTAAAAACTGTTCTGTTTTAGCTCTTCTTTGTTCTAGAGAGAATTTAGCAAATTCAATTTGGCCCAATTCTTCAATAACGGTTTGACCGTTTTGTTGTAATTCTTTTAGCGTAGCTAATTCTTCTTGTGTTAATTTTTGATTTTCCATAGATTTAATTGTTTGTTATAAATATTATATTTTTAAAAATTTATCAATAGATTCGATTACTTGTTCGGGCTTGATTAATTTTGTACATTCGAATTGACGAGGAGTATTTTTATGATCAGGACACCATTCCCAATCTCCTGCATCTAATTTATGTCTGTTAAAACACCCAGTACATACATTATGTTCTAAAGGATATATTCGTTCACAATCTTGAAATTCAGTGTATGGGTAACTAAAACCAGAAATTAAAATAGTAGGAGTATTTAAAGCCCAAGATATCCAACTTAACCCGCTTCCCATACCTATAAATAAAGCAGCATCACGAATATCAACCATCCTATCTTCTAAAGGTATATCAAATCCTGTTTTATCTATTACACCCGTTAATGTGCCTCCCAATTTTGAATCGTGCCATTCGTCCCCTAAAGGTTCAGCAGTTAACATAACAACTTTATATCCTTTATCGTTTAAATAATCTATCACTGTTTGCCATCCACCTGGATAGTTCCAGTATTTAGCGTGTGCTGAAGCGTGAGGAGCTATTACAACATATTTGTCTTGAATATTGGTTTTTTGAGAGGGGGTATTTATTAATGGTTTGATTTCT